CATCGTCCACCGGCGGTGCAACAAACTGATCAGCGTACTGATCAAACCAAGATACATCAAAACGAGTCGCCAGAATGATCTCGTCAGTCAGGTTGTAAACCATCGGAACGATTCGAAGGATCATAGCGGCCCATTGTGAGATGATGGGGGTGTTGACGTCGGTTATGAGATACGACATAGCTTTGCGAAGTAAAACGACTTCGCGAGGTATATTGATTGATGAAACACTGATATGTAATGAGTTGATGCGTCGTAACACATCACAAACATTATGGTCAGTGGTCCATGGGTCAATGAATATACGACCTAGAAAAGGGACGGGATTATAACGTGGAACGGATTGAGCTTTTGGTTTAAGACCAAGTTTGGTGGCGACACGGACAAAGGTTTCAGCTGGTAAATCAGGTGTGAGTCCGTCGTCTCCCCCATAAGCTCCGAGGGCTTTAAAGGCGCTAACGGGATCGTTGTTGTGGTGTCGAATGCAGATGTAGTTGGTGAGTGCGTTGTCATAGGTATTGAGAGGAGAAGTATCAGCATTGCCAGAGAGGCGGCTAGTACCAGTGAAGTACGAATGATCGAAAGCAGTGAAAGCAGGCGCATTGATAGAAGCGTTAAAATTGGATTCTAACTCGACATGGTAAGTCGGTGCAAACGCTCTTTTGAGAAGGCATAGTTCCTTATCAACAAAGAATGTAGAGCGAGTGCCGTCAAATCTAGAAAAATCGGTTGGTAATAGAGATGACGCTCGAGCGGCGATGTCACGTATTCGTTGAGTGAGTAAAAGTGGTGTGGTACCGAAAGCGTACCAATCGAACATTTTAAAAAGTGCGGCAACAGCATACATAAAACAAGAATAACGGACACGTTGGTCCGCAGGTACGGTGCTAATGTTTCGAGGATCGGTGATTTTAGAATAAACTTCAGCCTTTTGAAAACAAGAAACGACGATTTTAAGTCGATCAAAGAGTGGATTGCTTCTTGCACGAGCGTTGCCCTGGCGTTGGGACGGTCGATTCTGGTACTGTTCAACTTCATCAATTGTTAATGGAACGAGAGTATGAACTCGGTCGCGTGTAATGATGAAGCTGTTAAACTCTTCAGCGCATTTATGATAAAAAGGCGGGTAGGTTTTAACAGTACTAGCGACAGATCGGATGCGGCCCTCGTACGTCGCGAGATCACTATTAAATGATCGCGACGGACAAAAGCCATAACCAAAACTGTCTTCGAAAACGTGCGGACCGATAATACGGCCAGAAGGCTTTGGATCTTGTGTAACAAGTGGATGAAGTGGTAAATAAGTGATGGAATCTAAAGGAGTGAGGGATATCAAACGAGGTTGAAAATCCAAAAGAAAACGATGCTGTAAGTAAATGCGCATGAACATAGCGGAGGCATAAACTGGGTTTTCGACTTCGGCGGAGCGGAAAATTCGCTCAACGTCGGAAATAGCTGGATGTTTAGAATTATCACAGCGTATAATGGCGGCACGAAATAAATCGTCACGAACCACAGCACAATGTCGATCGCCACTTTGGTTAAAAGTACGATAAACAACGGGCTGATGGCTCTCGTCATTTTTCTGAAACAGATTAAAGTTAAAGCCTAGCATTGAAAAGTGGCGATAACTAAGTCGAAAACCGGGTAAAAACCAGGCAAGAGGTCCATACACAATGGCTGCTGGAAAAAGTCCCACGATACGTCGGTGCGAATCTTCATGAATGAATGATTCAACGAGGTATACAATGGAACCCCACCAATAGTCAAATGTAATACTATCAGTTTCGAAATCGTGAACATAATGCTCATACTGGGTGCCACCATTAATATGATAATGAACTTTGGATTCAATAATGGTGTAAGTGGCATCAACAGTAGAACCGGAAACCTTAAATGGTACAAAACTATAACAAATCATGGGTCGTGCAAACGACGCGTAATAGGATAAATCGGCGTAATAATCGACGTCGATGAATTTAAGAACGTGTTGATTGGTGATCGCATCAGAGATAAATGGTACTGATAGATCGGAAGTGAAATGAAAATGACGATCACCGTCGTTGTTACGGCGGAGGTCGCGTGTGGAGCAAGATACTGAATAAGGGATGAAGCCACATTGGTGAATAAATCGATCAATGGCGTCATTAGCGGTGGTACGTTGTGTAGAACTGCGTGGATGTGAATGATGTAAAGCAAGTTCTGGTAGAGCAAAAGGTGCAATGGCGCGAAACTGTTGACGTAAATCAACAGTTGGGCGACGTGAGAAAAAACGAAGAACAAGAGAGTAATATTTGTTGCGTGAATAATTGAATAGTGATGAGACACGGCTTACCAATAGGTAAATAACTGTTTTAACCAATCGAGACGGAGTGCTAAATTGGCTCAAGGAATAGGCAGCTATGGCGGTAGCCCCTAAACCAAGGGAGAGTGAGACGTAACGTCTGGACAATGCCTGAGGGGCAATGACTTGAGGTATCGATACTAAGCGTAACGAATACATAAAATAGTAAACAAACGATTGTGGAGTAACAACGGTAAGTTTCTGCGGCAAATGTAG